AATTGACACTGTTTATTCTAGCAGAAACGCGCTAGATAATAAGATCAGCGACATTACAAAGGAAATCAAAAAGCTGAAAAAGAAGCTTGACATGTACAATTACCTTTACGATGCTCACACTAAACAAATGCGTGACCTACTTATGAGCCTTCCTGTTAATCAGGTGATGCTTACTGATGGTACCGACATTAAACTGCGTAGCAATCCTGGAAAATTGGTCAATGAGCGCGTTCCAACGCCTGATGATTACAAGCGATTTGGCGATACATTTATTAGAGCAAGCTATGCTTGGGATTTAACCAAGATTAAAGGTGCTTTAATGGATGGAGAAATTGATCATACTTGGGTAGAAAAGCATGGATTTGAGTTTATCCGTGATGTATCTTTGACTATCAAGTCATTATCAAAGGATTCTCAGTAACATGGACGTTTACACCCAAATTCATCTAGCTTTAGAGCTAATTTACCACGTAAGTATTGTTGCTTGGCTTTACTTTTTGTCTAGAAACGTAAACTTTATAGACGAAATAAAGCAACGTTTGCAAACTGGGCAGCGTCTTACAGAAGATCGTCTACATGAACTTGAAAACGATGTGTATACATTGCAGCAGCAGGCAAAAGTGTCTGATAGACCACTTCCAGTAAAGCGTAAAATAGGACCAGTGACACGCAAGAAGTGAAAAATGTAGTTGTTTGTGGAAGAGCAGCGTTTATTTTTCAACATTCTTGCTTTAGGCGGGGGATGAATTTACTTTTGTCCCCCGCTTTTCTTTAATCATTACAAATACATGGTATGGCAAAAGCAAAAAGCGAACAAAAAGGAAAGCAATCATTAAAAAACAACGCAACAACCAAGAACGAAGCGAAGTTTTTTGAGTTACTTACGTTAGCAGGCCTACCATTGCCTGCCAAAGAAGTAATGATGATACAAGGAAGGAAGTACCGCGTTGATTATGCTTGGCATAGTCTACGTTTAGGCATTGAAATACAGGGAGGAGTGTTTACTAGAGGAGCTCATGGCAGTGTCTACGGCATATTGCAGGGCTATAAAAAGTCAAATGATGCAGCACAGCATGGGTGGACACTTATGTACTACCTACCTAGCGAAATGTTGAAACCAGAAACTGTAATAGCAATAAAAAGGGCGTTTGAATGGAAGCTGGAGAATGGATAGACAGAGATTTAGAAGCGTTGGTGTTAGGTACTTTTCTAGCTGATAGCAAAAGACTTGATCCAACACTTGTAAATCCAGAGATCTTTACGTTACAACCATATAAAACTATATGGTCAGTAGCATTTCAAGAATGGACAGCAGGCAATCCCGTTGATTTAGTTACTGTAACAAGTGCTTTGCAACGAGATGGTCTTCTAAACCTAGTCGGTGGAGCAGGGACAATCGCTAAAATGATGGCAGATTGTCCTATTAGTGCTACGGATAAGCACATTAAAATACTAACAGATTTGTGGCAAAAGCGTTGTACGTTCTACGCACTTAACAATGCGTTGCAAGAACTACGCTCAGGCAAAACTTCTATTAAAGAATTGGTTTCTAAAGTAGACCAGACTGTTTTAGAAGTTGTAGCAGATCATTCGTACAGCCATCTCAACAAAGACAAAGAGCTAGATGAGATTGCAGACAAGATCTTTAACCCAGTCAGCGGAGACTGTATTGGTACTGCATGGCCTAGTCTTGATAAGCTTATAGGTGGTTATAGGCCGGAGGAACTTGTACTTATGGCAGGACGCCCTGCTATGGGTAAAACTGCTCTTATGGTTACGGCACAGAGAGATCTAGCATTACGTGGTATACCATCTGTATGCTTCTCCCTTGACATGGGTAGAAAGCAATTGTGGTCACGTTACATCAGTCAGGGAGCAGATATATCTGTATCTACCCTCGAGTCTGGAGCAGCGTTTAACGACGAAGAAATAACTCGTATCAAAGGCGCAGTAGGCGAACTAAAGGATTTGCCTATGTGGGTTGATACAGATCCATATCACACATTAGCAGAAATACGGATGATTACTAGGCAGATGGTTCTTAAACATGGCGTTAAAGTTGTGTTCATAGACCATTTAGGCAAGATCCGTCCAGAGAAAGCTAATAGCAGAGAGCAGGAAGTAAGTGTAATTGTACAAGGTCTAAAGGCACTAGCAAAAGAGTTTAACCTTACAGTTATATCACTAGTACAGTTAAACCGTCAAGTAGAGATGAGAGCAGACAAACGTCCTATGCTATCTGATCTACGAGAATCAGGTTCGATAGAACAGGAAGCCGATATTGTTCTGATGTCGTATAGACCAGAGTATTACAACCTACCTACATTTGAAGATGGTGTAACTCTAGCAAAAAATCGCATGGAAGTAATAGCAGCCAAAGTACGTAATGGCATTCCAGGTGGTGTTATTCTCAACTTCCAGGGCCATCTAACCAAAGTAGAGGAAATGACAATTGAACATAGGAACCCCAACATTCTTGATTGGAATGATGCGGTTTTTGCTTAAATTAGATCAGCTCCATTCCTTCCCCTCCTTCCCCAGACCCTACCCGTAAAAAGGTAGGGTTTTTTTACATATCAACTGTGACATGTAAAGAAAACAGCATTCTTTTTACTTGACTCATATAGTGATTATTTGTTAGGTTTACACCGAACAGGGGGCAAGAACAACAGGGTAATAATAACAACTAATTATTACTTTATATTATTAAAGCAAGGTATACTGAAGTTAGGCAAGTTATCGCCAATTGATAACTTCAAAGGGGCATAGAGCAAGGTAGAAAATATGTGTAGGGACCCCCACGTAACTAGGTGGTCGCTCTGACAGATCACCACCCCCCCCTACCCAGGCTACCCCCCACCCTTAGTTGACCTTCGGCTCGCTACGCTCGCCTCGGTTGCTCCGCTACCATCGCTCGCTTCGCTCGCTCCGGTGCTACGTGTAGGACGCTTGAACCGTTACGTGGTTAAACTACGTTTGCTTCACCAATGTGTTACGCCCAGACACAATGCCATAGTGTTACGTGGTTTAACTACGTTTGGTAAGGGAAAGTCCTTTACATCACAATAACTTGGAGACCGCAATGGAAATCGCATTTGGATTACTCGCACTAACACTAGTCGGTGTTATCGCCTATCTCAGCATCAAGCTCGAGTCGTTCGAGGTTGAAGTCAAGGTGCTCAAGGAATACCTCGACAATGCCAACGGAGAAATCTCCCTATGCTACGACGAGCTATGGGAAACCCGACAGATGTGCAATGCTATATCACAACAACGTGATGATTACTTCAAACAACTCAACGAACTGTCGTCCGAGATAGCTCGAAGCTAATCAGTGTTCTCTCCACTGGTTATCGGACGATATTACGTACATTGGAGGCGGAGGTGCTACCTCCAAAGCTTCCGCTTCCTTTGTACGTATCAATACAGGACAAAACCGATGCGTGGTAGTTACGCTAAGTATTCTATGTGCCGATATTTCAGCCATAGGTCCTGTATTGTCGTTGTTTCTTGGTTTAACTACGTTTGGTTTGGTGGTGTTCGCCAGACCGTATTCTTCCACAGGGCATATCGCCCACACCTAGAAAGGGTCCTACCATGGACGCAACAACAACAGCACCTACATCTATCGCAACGATGGTGCATCTCCTACCAACAGCCACAATCTTTGGCGAAAAGGTAGACACAATTCTTACCAATCTGTTCAAGTATGTGAAGCCCAAAGCCGTCGAGCTTGCTTCAGGACTTGCAGATATGGTCCTCGAGTTCGATACCAATCGTCTCATCCATATCGACCAGAAGGTAGCAGTGCAATTCGCTCTGACAGACCTTCTGTACAGCAAAGGTATGGTCAATGAAAACGGTACGCCAAGACTGTTCTCCCCAGTCACAATACCGTTTCATATTTCGCCCGAAGATGGTGTCCCTGAGACACAACTTCGTGTATACTTCTACCGCAAGCCAGCAAACAGCAGCGATCCTCGCCCACAAGCGACGATTATGCTACGCCTCGAGCGTTTCGGCACGGAGTATAAGTTCGACACGCAGTCGAAGTACGGTGCAAAGGCAGTCGCTAACGCTCCTGCCGAGGCAACCGAGGCTAACGCCCCGTTTGCCGAATAACTGGACGCTTGGTCCAGACTGCAACCCCTGCATGCCAACCCACGGTGTGCAGGGAAATGCAGTAGCTCAAGATGGCTGCAAGTTTCACAAACTTTTTTTTGCAAAATGGAAAACATCCTAAACGATCGCAAAATCGATGTTAAAATCGATGATTATTTCATGGTAAGCGATTACCATAATTACAAAGACACTAATGACTTCCAGAAAATTAGCATTGTCCCAACTACATTCATGGTAGCACACGACATTGTTTCGATGAAAGTCTTTAACATTGGCG